ATCGGATCATCGTGATGTGTGAATTCCACGAGTTTATTCTGTAGCATGTATGATACCATATCTCTAGTGAGTTTCTCTTTAATCTGCATAATGGCAGTGGCATCTCCATCCTCCAGCATCATTCTAAAGTCTTCAGTCATTTCTGCTCGACCCACTACCATCTTTCCACCGATTGCATAGTCATAGGCTTGGAACTCTAAATCGGATATCACTGCACTGCCTCAGTGTGCTTATGCTTTAGCGATTTCTTGAGGATCTTTAGGTATAGTTTCTTCTCTTGTTTCTTCTTGGATAGTATGATTGCTTTATACATCTTACGGATTAGTTTGTTTACTTTCATTGCAGTTCCTTTATCATTGCTCTCTGATTGGTGATTACCTTTTCTAGATCATCGATTCGTTTCTTGGCATCGGCTAGCTGTTGCTCCAGTGCCTTCATTGCTTCTGCCATTGATAAGATGGCTTCAGTTTCTTGTTGTTGAATTGTCTTCATATGTCCATTCCTTTGCTTGGTTTTCGTGGTCAAAATAGGGTGATACGACTCGACCATTGATAGTCCAGAAGTATGTATAGGTGTTCATTCCTGCATCTCTATACTTAATGAGTTTAGGATAGGAGTTTTCCCTATCATCACTTGTGAATGTTGTCATCTTTCTTACCTGCCATCATGGGGATATCGATCAGCATAAACTTTAAGAATTCCAGAGTCGCCTTAATCGGTAGCACTACGAATATAACTACGATTCCTGTCAACCACTGTATCATAGCCCTGCCAATTTGATTTTGCATTGTTCTATCTCATCCTTTAGTTTCAGCTTCTTTTTCTTTAGATCATGGCACTCTACGGATTCATCATAGTGACAGTCGAGTTCCCAGATTTCCTTATCCAATATATCGTGTTTCTCTTGGAGATGTTTGATATGGTTTTCTAGTTTCTCTTTTGTAATCATCGTAGTAGCCAGTTTCCGTTAAGGTTGTCACAGTACTCCGCATATTCCCTTTGGAGCATCTCATCGAATTCTTTTTGATAGTCTACTGAATGTAGACGATCGAATGCCTTTAGTTTGTCACCTTGATATTGTGGAGCAATATTACCCTTCCATTCCTCGAATGTCAGTGGCTTCTTTATCTCCATCTGATAGTCTTTTGGATTCATTTTGCATCTCTCGCTAGTTCTTTATATCCTGCCCATGATGGGTGAATATTGTCTGTCTGCATGCGATTCGTTCTGAGGATAATATCATTGTTCTCATTTGCCACATGCCAGACTGCTGATTGTGCCTTTGGAAACTTATCCGATGGCATTACCCAATAGACTCTCGATGCCTTAGTTAGTGCACGAATCACTCGCAGTTCTTCCTCAGTCTTGATATGTTTATGGTCATTCGATCCAAGCGAGATGATTACATGATTGGCAATCAGTGGTGTGTTCTTTACATTCTTATCGAGCCATTGCTTAGAGTTGATTCCACCCTGTACGAAGGCAACGCATTCTTTTCTTACATTGGCGATTCCCACTCCAATTGAATCACCTGCTATGATACATTCAAACATAATTAATCCTTAATGTGAAAAATCCCACAGAGTGGGATTGATTTTACCTGCCACGACCAGCAGACTTTTTCATGGGTTTCTTGGCGAGATTATTTACTGCCTTGTTTACTGCAGTACTGGCTTCTCTACGACCAAATCCTTGGCTTTGCAATGTATGCTTGGCTTTCTTTTTGGCTCGCTTCAGTAGTTTCTTTTGTTCCCACTGCTCTTTAAAGGTTAGTGGTGCTGGTACAATTTCTTCTGTCATAATATCTCCAATTGTTGGAGCAGGATATCGGATTTGAACCGATGACATTTTCGTTGGCAACGAAACATTCTACCACTGAATTAATCCTGCACTCTTACTACTTATTATACAATAAAATAGACTACATGTCAAATTATGCTGCACGCATGTAAGACTTGTATCTGTCTGCAGCGTATGATGCTGCAAATGCGTTTGGCTTCACAAATGGAACTACATTGCACATACCCTTAATGTAACCAACTGCTTCGTTGATTACGCAAGATGAACCATGCATTTCGTTTGGATTAATATCCAAGTGTACTTGCACTTCTCTGTCTTCCAGAACATCCTGCAGTTTTAGGTATAGATCTGCGATCTTATAAACTTCATTCATCAATCGCATTCTTGGTTTATCTTTCTTCTGGTCGTAGCATCTCTCACGAGACACTTCACCGAAGATTTTACAACCATTATTACCATTGATATGAACAACAATCACTAAGATGTAATCAGCGTAGAAATCATTTCCGATATTAAATCGTTCAGAGTCACCACCGATATAAATCTTTGATTCAGGACTCTGTGCCTCGATGAATGCTTTTACTTCATCAATGTCAATATCTTTACGCATGATTACCTCTATCTTATTTTGGAGCAGAGTGAGAGAATCGAACTCTCAACGGAAGATTGGAAATCTACAGTTTTACCATTAAACTAACCCTGCACTTGGCATCCCGATAGGGACTCGAACCCCAACCAACAGTTTTGGAGACTGCTATGCTGCCATTACACCATCGAGACATTATCTTTCTATTCCCAACGCTTTATCAATAGCGTCTTCCATTTCCTTTGGTGCTGCTCTACACTGGCACCACGAGAATTTCTTACCACATACATCACAGAATGTTCGCTTCTCTCCAAAGATGGTATCAAATTTATCATCGAATTCTTTCTTTGGTATAGCGAATGGTCTAGGATTACTACCTTTACCACCATCACTCATTGCCATATACAACTCCTATAATCTGGTGCCCATTTACGGATTCGAACCGCAGACCTCCTCATTACTAATGAGATGCTCTACCAACTGAGCTAAATGGGCATACTGGTGGAGGATGGGAGGATCGAACTCCCACTTCATGCTTGCAAAGCACATGTGCTCCCATTATCACTAATCCCCCAATACTGGCTCCACAGGGTGGGCTCGAACCACCGACCAAATGATTAACAGTCATCTACTCTACCGACTGAGCTACTGCGGAATAAAACTTTGGTGCCCCAAGAGAGACTCGAACTCTCACGCACTAGGCACTGGCTTCTAAGACCAGCGTGTCTACCATTCCACCATCGGGGCATAATTCATTTACAAAATCTAACAAAAACTTATGATGTCTACCATCGTTCCAGTGCTTGTTTATGTATTGCCATGGTTTCTCATACCAATACAAAGGTGCTTCTGGATGGCATCCAATCAATCCTATCCTTCCTTGAATGATTGCCATTGGATCACCATTGGCATATCGTGCGATTGTTTTGAATTTGGTTTCATCACCAATCAATGAACAACCATCATAAAAATACATATGCTCTTTAGAGCCATTCCATTCTACTTCAGCAACTGTTCCAAAACTTCTACGAACTTTTGCTTCTGGTCTTTTGATATACTGTGTAGCATCTACAGAATCCAGTATATCAAAGTAACGACTTCCACCCCAATAAGCACCCATACAAATACCAAGGTAGTGACCACCATTTGATATGAAGTCGGCGACTCTGTTCGCTCTTGTTCGATTGAAGAAATCGAAATACGAGTCAGAATCACCAATCCCACCAGGAAAAGCAATAATGTCGATACTATCAAAAAAGTTATCATCGTCTAATTCGCTTTCGTTAAATATCCGTATCTGGTAATTTGACGAAAGAGCATTAACCATAGCATACGCACAGTCCTCAGAACACTCTGGATGATGCAAATATAATGCCATTCGTTTCATAATAACACTACTTATCTTGGTCCGAGTGGCAGGATTCGAACCTGCGACCCTCTGGTCCCAAACCAGATGCGCTACCAGACTGCGCTACACTCGGAAAACTTTTGGTGGTGATGAGTGGATTCGAGCCACTGACCTACTGCGTATGAAGCAGTTGCACTACCGCTGTGCTACATCACCGAAATTTGGTGCCCAATGAGAGAATCGAACTCCCATCCTCGGATTACAAAACCGATGTTCTACCATTTAACTAATTGGGCTAATGCTTTCTCTCCGTCGTGGTAATTATAGCACATCAGTTTACTTCTGGTTTGTGTACATCGCACCAGTTTCTCCATCAAGCATGCCCTCCACCCACTCGCCACGGATAGAACTGTCGTGTTGCTAACGCTGGTTAGGTAGACCCATGGATGAACCCATGCCCTATTCAAAGGGAGAACCATCCTACTGATCGTCAATCAGTTTCTCTCGTGCGGATCACACTAGCAGTGATTAGCTGCAGGTTTGGTTGCGGATGATGGACTCGAACCACCAACTGAAGCGTATGAGACTTCTGAGATACCTTTTCTCTAATCCGCTATAATCTGGCGACTCGTAGGAGAATCGAACTCCTGTGTCCTGCTAGACAGGCAGGCATAATAACCATTATATTAACGAGCCAAAATATTTGGTGGAGACAGTAAGATTCGAACCTACTAGCCCTAAAGAACAGATTTACAGTCTGCCGCACCCCTCCAACTGTGCCGTGTCTCCATATTACCACATTTAATTACACTGGGTGTTTGACAACAATCCCACTCGGGATTAACCACGCTATCGTCTAGCGACTGGTCGTCAACCACATTACTGTCCAACTTCTTCCAGCGTGACCACCGTATCCACCTACTGATTTCGGTTTCGTTTCCATCGTTCATGTAGTTTAGCGAGCGATACTCCGTCAAGTATCCTGAACTCCCAAACTACCTACTGGCATTGGTAACCAATGTAATTAAATCTGGTACTCGATGGGGGAATCGAACCCCTCCTTCCTGCCGTGAAAGGGCAGTGTCCTAACCGATAGACGAATCGAGCATGGTGGTAGTTTTTAGAGAACTACCAAACTCTTGGCTGACCTCTGGTCATTTAATGTTTCCTGCTCAGCGTTTTGCATTTCTGCGTGCTTTGCGTTTTGAAACAACCTAGTGGGAGAATGTAAGCGAGTTGCAACATTCAAGCCACTTGCCCTATGCTTTGTTTCGCAACAAAGACTCAGAAGGGACTTTTGAATAATCTATTATACATCAAATAATCTTGCAAGTCAACAACTAACTGGAGTGAGTGATAGGAATCGAACCTACTTCCATGGGTTTGCAATCCAGTGCCTGTCCAACTGGCTCCACTCACATAATTCTGGCACGGCATGCAGGAATCGAACCCACATTCGTAGGGTAGAAGCCTACTGTATTATCCATTATACTAATGCCGTATTGGTACGAGTGGAGGGACTTGAACCCTCAATCCATTACTGGCGACAGATTTTAAGTCTGTAGTGTATACCATTCCACCACACTCGCATTAACTCTATTATACATCAAACAATCTTACAAGTCAACTGGTACCTCGAGTGAGATTCGAACTCACAGAGTTTCTCCTTTTGAGAGAGACGACTTTTCCAATTTGTCCATCGAGGCATGGTGGGCTGACTGAGAATTGAACTCAGACTCAATCGATTATGAGTCGACTGCTTTACCATTAAGCTATCAGCCCATGTTTGGTGGAAGATCAGGGAGTCGAACCCTGTGACCAACTTTCGTTAATCTACGGATTAGCAATCCGCTGCATTACCATCCTGCCCATCTTCCTAATCTGGTGCGCCATGATGGAATCGAACCACCATCCTGAGTTTCGAAGACTCTAATTCTATCCATTGAACTAATGACGCATGGTACATCGTGACAGTTTCGAACTGCCGACCCTCTCGGTGTAAACGAGACGCTCTACCACTGAGCTAACGATGCACATAATATGGAGGAAGGATAGTAGAATCGAACTCTATGCGCTTTCGCACACCTTCTGCTTTCAAAACAGAGCCAGACCCAGTCTGGTTAACCTTCCATAACTTTGGTTCCCGATAGTGGTAACGATCCACTCGCCTATCGCTTATCAAGCGATTGCTCTACCTCTGAGCTAATCGGGAATATTTGGTACCAAGAGTTGGACTCGAACCAACCACACCCAGTGCTTCAAACTGGTGCTCTACCTGATGAGCTATCTTGGCATAATATTCTTTGGGGTGACTACTGGGAATTGAACCCAGATAAGCGGAATCACAATCCACGACTTTACCATTAAGTTATAGTCACACCAAAGAACACTGGTAGGAGCACAGAGAATTGAACTCTGATTTGCTGGTTAAAAGCCAGCTACTTTACCATTAAGTTATACTCCCAAACAGATACACACTTTCTTCAAATGCGCATTTGTTTGGCAGGGGATACAAGAATCGAACTTGTACTACTTGAGTCAAAGTCAAGTGTGCTACCACTACACCAACCCCCAACAGAATCCTGAATTGTAAAAGAACAATGTTTAAAGCACGATGGCTATAAAACAAAAAACCCTCTGGACTTTCATCTCAGAGGGTTTGGGTAAGTAGACTGGTGTCAGTTACTTCTTATCCAAACCCTCGGCATCCTCAATCGCATTATATCCAAATGATGTGCGTGAGCATGTCCAGCCACTTAATAGCGGGAGATGTCTTTGCATTTGTTTGGATATCATTTTCGATTTCATGATTGAATTTTACTACACCTTTGATTATTTGTCAAGCACTGTCTGGAATAACCTTACATCTTGTAGGGTTTTGTTCCAGACAGTAATCTATTTATAACGAATCTTACTTCAGAATTGAATTTAAGTCAACTATTTTCAAATAGTTTCGTATTCATCTTTGCCAACACCGCACTCTGGGCATTCAAAGTCTGCAGGAAGTTCATCCCACTTACCTTCGGTTGCTTCATCATGCACATGACCACACACTACGCAAATATGATCCATTATAGACCTCCAAGTACTTGTTTGTAAGCATTGGCATGTCGTTCTTCAACTTTCTTCAATGCTGCGAATCGTTTCTCTGCTTTCTTAAGAATCTCTGCAAATTGTTCAGCATGTTCTTTAGACTCAGCGATCTGTTCAACTGCAACACCTGCTGCATGAACATCACCCTCTTTAACTGCAATGGCATGGAACTGTGGATACATTTCTGTATACTCATATGTCTCTCCATCAATTGCTTTCTGTAAACATTCCTTGGTGGATGGCTTACCAACTAGCAATTCTAGATGACCCCATGCGTGTTTGATTTCTTGATCAGCTGTATGTTCGAAGTGTTTTGCGACATCTTCGAAACCCTCTTCACGAGCAATCTTTGCAAAATAGCGATACTTGATATGAGCCATTGACTCACCAGCCAATGCACTCTCAAGATTCTTTAATGTTACTGACATGTTACCCTTTCTATTTCTATATTACATTTTTCCAAAAACTCTAACCCGATACTGTCTCTGTATGTATCACGGTAATACACTTTACTTATTCCTGCTCCATGAATCAACTTAGAGCAATGAATACAAGGAGCATGAGTGCAGAATAAACTGGAGCCATAGCCTGATTCACCATCACGAGCCAGTTTGAGAATTGCGTTTGCTTCAGCATGAATAACCTCGTCTTTCGTCACTGTTGTCACTGTGTCATCTGAATGTTGCACGATGTTCTCGCACTCGTTTGTCCAGCCAGATGGCATTCCATTATATCCAATTGAGATGATGCGATTGTCTTTTACGACAACCGCACCGACCTGCAATCGTTTTGCACTGGACAACTGGGCGAATCTCTCCGCAGTGTCCATGAATGCATCAACCCACTTCTGTTTCATCGCACAACAGCTTGACCAATAACTGCTCCAGGTTTCTGTAGTGCTTCATCACGCTTGCGTTTATATTCTTCGTTGTCCACTTGCATCAACTGCATTGTATTCGGTGCAACTGCAGATACCTTTGGTTCATCTTCCAACTCTTTGAACTTGTCTTCACGATTCTTGTTAGCGTTAGCTGGCTGAGTCAATCGTTTGGCATCTTCTGTTGCAATCTTAAACTGCACATATGCACGATAGACATCACCCTCTTTGAACACAGCAATGTTCTCTCGTTTGAACATACCAATGGCTTGCTTTACACGAACCTTTGATACACGATCGATCTCTCGTTCAACAGCTGAACCAGATCCAGCATTCTCAAGTGTGGACTCACGAGTAACAGAATCAACATCTGACTTTAGTCGTGCAGCAAGTTGGGTCTTAGCATTGAGTGTTGCTTTGTCGATGGCAAACTGCATATCTTTCGATACATCAGTCGCAGTGACCACGATAAACTTCGTGTCATCTGGATCTTTTGCAAGATACCATTGAGGAATGTTATCGAGTTTGTTGGCTGGAATCTCAACTGTTTTGTTGGGATCTGCCTTAAAGGTTGAACATCCTGATAAGGCTATCACTGATGCTACTGTACAAATCATAATATATTTCATTTCAAATTCTCCGTTTAATCACAAAATTGTGGTACACAACTCGCCTAGCATTGATAGGCACTGACGAAATCTGTCGATAAATCTCATCCCTCGTCATACTGCTTCTAAAAGTAATCTTAACTTTGGAAAAGATCGCCATCAGGGTATCTTTACTTTCTGGAGCATTAGACATTATGTCTGCATTCCACCAGATACCATTCGGCAACACTAACTTTCCATCGATAAGATTAGTCTTAATTCCATCATAAGGATACATTTGATGCATCTTGTCTCCGTAAACACTGAACAAGTATACATACAATGGCTCTTTAGTAATAACATCAAACTTGTATCGTTCTCCATTGACTGCAATGTTACTGGCATTCTCAATGTCACCTGCCAGTTGTCTGCTTGGTTCAATTTCAACCTTAACTTCGACAACACATGTATCTGCAAACTTACTTTTCTTCGGTTTAATCTTTTCTGTTATAACTCTCTTCAGAGTACCAGCAGATTCAACCTCAGTTTTCTTGATATATTCGCAGTCAACACCTTCTGCATTTCTTTCTCTGCAAATCTGTTGCTTCTTTACCTCAAACTCTTTCTCAGCGTATCGTTCTATTGCATCACTGACTGCATATGCTTTTGCTATATCACAGTCAGGTGCTTCGCCAGTTCCAAACGAAACATCTGCGTAAGCATTGGCACAAAGCAACAACCATAATATAGCAAAATTCTTCACTTTACGCTTTCGAATCCTCAATAATTTTATCTAACTCTTTTGATGCATCCCAATACTCTTCTGCAAGACCTCGCCACTTGACAACTTCCAAGTCATCACCTTCCCAGCGACTCCATGTTTTACCATCCCAGTTACAGTACTGAGGAAATTCCCATGCAACAGTAGTTACTTCATAACGACCAACATGAGTGGGGTTTACTGATGCATCGAACCAATCTGTTCGTTCCAAATCACCAAGTGTTTCTTCGAACTGCTCTTCTTCGTATCGTTCTAGATCTTCAAGAGCATTGGTAAAGTCAAGAATATCTTCAGGCAATTCTTCAATTGAAGCACGATCTGTCCAGTCCATTTCAAAGTCTTCGTTAAAGCCATCTTCGAAACGACCAGCAAATCCCATTCCAGGTTCATGATACATTGCACGAACAGACCAACCTTCTGTTTCCAAGAATTCATACAAAGCAATTGGAGGAGACCAAGCAGAGTCAAAGTGCATGACAATTGTGTTGTCATCTTCTCGTTCCCAATCCATCATGGAAACATCCCACTTACAACCCCAGTTCTCGCAAGACCAACCATAATCCCACTCACCAGCAGGATTAGGTCGTAGATAGTTGAATGGTTGAGCATCTTCTTTTAAGAGTTCTTGCTCAAACCCATCAATCACTTCTTTGCTATCGTGATGTACTGTTGCACTGTTATAACACCAATTCGGCATAATTCACTCCATTCATAATCAAGTTTCGATAATCTATTATACTACTTTTTTGGTTGCAAGACAACCTTTTCTTTCCACTGAGCAATTGCAGGAATGATTCCAGCATCAGATACAAGTTTCCATGTAATCTTTGGATACAGTTTTTGCAACTTCTGGTCTTTGACTGCGATAAGAATTGCAGCTTCAGTAGGATGAATACCTTCCAACAGACCAATAAACAATCCCTCTCGTTTAACTGGCTTTAGATCTTGACGCATGAACACATACATTTTCTTTGCTTCAAGAAACAAGTTTGTGTCACACATTCCAACTGGTTGATCAGCAGGTTTAAATGGTGGCTCACCCTCAGGCAATAGCATCTTGTGCGATGGCAAGAAGTTGTGAGCAAACAATACCTTTAGTAGAAATTCGTTCTTGTGCTTCTCAATTGTCTTTGGATCATCGTTGATCTCTTTGAGTATTTCGGTCACATATTGTTTCATTAAAAATCCTCTAGTTCGTCTAATAGTAAACGGCAACGATGCTCAATCAAATAATTCATGATAGTCATCTTATCACCACTCGGTTGTGTATTTATGTATGCTTTAATGATCTCTTCTGAAACATCTGGAGGGAGAAATTGGAAGTCTACCAGAGTTGCATTACGATGCCAGTTGCGTCGTTCCTCGTCGTTCTTACATGCATCGAATCCTTTCTCAAAGAATTCTTGGAGTCGTTTAGCACTCATTGGCTTCTGTCGTTCACCTTCCATGAATACATTGTCTTTACTCAGGATGTTTGGCACACCATCACCAGTGTCACCCTTAACGATATGTTCAATCTTGTGCTCAGTGATTTCTTTCTGAGTTGCAGTAATGTATTTCTTCTGCATTGGAGACCACTGCTTTACATTGTTGTACAACTGCAACTGCTTGAAGTCTTTGTCAGAGGACAGAATCAATATATTCTGTGGCTCTTCAACCAATCCTTGTTGGACTAGAAGATTCTCTTGCAGATACTTTGACATAACTGCAATGATATCATCTGCTTCGGCACGATCCACATGCAATACTCGATATGGAAAGTATGTAGCAAGATCAGTACGCATCTCTGACAAGGTATCAAAGATCAACTTCCAATCGAGATCTGATTTGTCTCGATTAGTTTTACGCATACCTTTATAGAACTCGAAGAATTCCTTGCGCCAGTACTTACGACCATCGCAACAGATGACTAACTCTCCGTAGTCTTTACCATACTTTTTCTTGTATGATTTAAGAGTGGACAAAGTCACATGACGAATAAGATTCTTTACCTCTGCTTCACTACCTTTCAACTCACGCTGGAAAGTAAGGATGGCTGCAAGTGCCACCTGACTATAATCAACTAATATCATATTAAAATGCTCCCAGCAAAATACATTCTTCATTGACACGACCATTCGGTACAGTTACCGTAGTGGTTAATGGTTTCATTGCACCATTCAATGGTCGCTTACCCAATGTTAATCCTGTGAAGAATACATCTGGCTTACGCAACATCTGTGTTTTGGATTCTTTGATATCAAATCCGATAATTGTAGTACCTTTAACTGTAAGCACATCATTGATTGCTTTGTAAACAGTTATCTTACGATACTTGGTGTTGTATACCCATACTTCAGACGATCCAACAATCGTCTCTGGTTTGATTGACTTAAGATTCAAGTCAGCAAATTCTTTCATGTACTTCATCTTGGCAACCACTTTACTTGGTGGTTGTGGCTTACGCTTTCGTGGAGCACGATTCGCTTTGGCAGTCTGCACTTGTTGCTGGCAGTCAGTAATAATACCTTCCAAGAACTCAGCAAACTTCTTTAGCTCTCGTTTAGTGAGATGAGAGTAGCCTTCTACCAGTTGCTCATCTTCTCCTTCAAGTGCTTCACGAATCTCTTGGGCACTACCCACAAATAATTCTCCAATGCGTTTAGCAATGGGTCCAGCCACTTGATTAGAAAGAAGGTAATTCTTCGTTGAAAATGTACTCTTGCATCCACTGATAACAAAGTCATCAATCGCACCCTCAATTTCTGAAGCAAGTTCATGTGCTTTCTCTTCCATTCGATCTTGAATACTAACTACAGGTGTTGGATCTTTCTCAACCTCAATCTTCTCAATAACTTTCTGAGAATCTTCTAACATACTCTTCAGCGTGTTAGTGAAAAATGGGCTGTAGTCAGACAATTGTTTCAAGTCTGTCTGCTCATTTGTCATGAGACGACATAGTGAACCAAATGTACTGAATCGGTAATCGGGGAGTTTTTTGAGTTGCTTGGCGATCTTTGGTTCTTTCTTTGAAAAGAATTCAATCGCAAACAGTTTCTGTTCTTTTACACCAGTGTGTACAGAATAATAACCCAACGCACGACTCAGACTGGTCGTAAAGTCCAGCTGGTCGATTGTTGGTTCAAATTTCTTTTGTGATGCAAGAATTGCTTGATTCTTTGCACGACGCTTTGCAGTATTCACAGCCATAGGTTTGTAACCTCCATAATATAATATCTATTATACCGCAATTCGCAATTAAAGACAAGCACTATTTTGCAGTAATTTTCTCGTATAGCTCCACGAAGTCCTCGTGGTCTGCAACTTCCTGTGCAAGATTTTGCTTGTGTTATGTCTTTGCAATTTTGGAAATAACTTTCTTGGGAATTTGCAATGTATCAGATTGTTCTTTAACGATTTCTCGAATCAGATCTCGCTCTGCTTCAGTACGAATCATTGAGTTGCTAATCTCTTGAATAGCACCTTGCAAATCTTTTTTCTGTTCAGGTGTCAATGCGTAATTCATTTCTTACCTCCAAATGATACACCACTAGTTCCACCAACTACACCACCAAGAATAACTGTTGCCATCCATGTATCAAGTGTCACTGGGATTGCCAATGCAGGGAATAATGTATTCAGTGACCAAATAGTTGCTAGTGGAAATAAAACCAACAACACCAATATTACTATCAATACGAATAAAATTTTCATAGGTCAAAACTCACTTTCGTTACGGAGTCCCATCGGAAGGATCTCCACTCTTGTTTCTCTGTATCGAAGACACGAACTGCGGATCCAGAATCCTTGCTAGTTGTTCCTTCGGTTTTTGGTTGCTTGTCTGTTGGAATTCGTCCTTCACAGAGAGTACATCGCATATCTCTAACTGTACCATCTTTTTTGGTAAAAGTAATACACAAATCTTTTGCTTTGTCGTCATGTAGAATTCCTAGAGTCCATGTTTTAAATTCCTCGAATTCTTTATCAGTTTTGAATACTGTTTGGAATGTCATTATCTAATCTCACTTTCAATTCATTAATAATTGGTACAAAGAACTCTTTGAATTCTTTTGGGTCAAAGAAACAAGTATGTCCACCATCAATAATAACTTTGCCGTTTTGATCGACCAGTTTATTCTTGACTGTGAATTCTATTGTTGCATAACTTGTGTTTGAGTTATGGTCTTTGATAGTTATTGTCCTTGTTAAACCTTCTCTATAAAGTTCATATTCCAAGTCCATGGTCTGCCTTTCTGTGCTTTGGTTGACGAATGTACTGAACCTTACTCTCAACTACACGCATGCGGTATTTGGGAGTGCGCAAATCCTTTGCTATTGGATCTCTAGGTTTCATTCGTTTATTATACACGATCTTTCCTTACAAGGCAAATTTCTTTAATAGTTGTTTTGCATCTTTGCAATCACCCATCAGATTATCCATCTCTGCGAGAATAATCATTTCTTGTAGGCTGTCTGCAAGTTGCTGGTCTTCCTCATCTAATAGATCATACCATTCTTCGTATTCTTCCAATGAATCCAAAGACCACATATGGTCTAGCATCTCCACTTGATACTCAGTTAGGTTTTCTATTTGAATCATGCTGCATCCTTAAAAATACCAGACCATGTCATCAACTTGTTTAACTTCTCATCTTTTGCAGTCATTACTGCAGCTTCAGAGACGATATCATTGTTGATAAGCAAGTCAATCATACACAACAAGTCACCAATTTCTTCTTCCAAGTGTTCACGATTCGTCTGACCATTATGTTCGTCATCCATACCGAACCTGAACACCTTACTTATCGCTTGCGTAACTTCAGCACATTCTTCTTGAGTGATCAAGAGAATCTCGCTATCAATCGCATTCTTTTGTTTCATTGCTGCAAATTTATTCATTTAGCTCTTTCAATTGTTACACGATAACTCTTACCATTCCTGTCAACCACTGTCATGGTTTTCTTTGTGGACAGGAACTCACCCTTTGGACCAAGATCCCATTGGACTTTTCCAACTGAATCAACGAATGATCCATATACATGTGCATCTTTCTTCAAAGAGTCATGTATCACTTTCGCCATATAATCACAATATTCTAACATAATCAATCTCCTTCAAATTAGTGCTGGTTTTTCTTTATAGTCTGTAACCAGCAAAAAATAGACTGCATCAGTTTATGACTCTTTCTTTATAGTCTCTCAGTCAAAGGACGCAACGACCTGTAGATGTAGACTGCTGTTTTGGCTAGTTTAAAGTCTTGCCACGGATATCCCTCCATTAAGACTTTTATCATCGAATGTAAACTGAAAATTTTTCAGCGTCTCGTTTTAAACATGTCAATGCCATTGCATCATACCTTGGACCACGAAACCTATAGCGGAGTCCTTTAAAATTCTTTTTCAACTGTGCCTGCACTTCTGCAAGTAAACTGATAGGAATGTTTTTGTACAATGCTCGTTCGCCACGACACTGAAACTGTTGTAGGTTTATTCCCATGATTTCTTATCACCAAACTGTTCGTTGTATTCGTAACCCATAAAGTATGCACGCATCTCTGCGATACTCATGTCTTTGGATTCAACTCGGTCACCATTGTAACTTCCCTCAGGATACCAATGTGGGTCTTCTGGACGACTGTAGTAACTATCAGCTGCACCACGATCAAAGGGACTACCATGAGTGCGATCAAAAGTTTGACCACGATATTCAATTGTTTTATCAATAACCATTTTAATTTTCTCCATAATATTGAGCATCATCGTTTGCCACTTCATCGGCATAAGACAAGAACTCGTACTGTTTTTCAATTTCCAATGCTTCTCTTTCTTGTACTGCATGTTGTGCCCATTCAAAGGGAACTCCGAGAGTAACAGAGATGAATTTAGCAGACATACCCTGCTCAACCAACTCATCAATCTGTGCGGATAACTCAGCCATTTTACTCATAATTATACCTTTGAAATTTGAACATCATAAGAAACACGATTCATCTTGTGGTCATACACTGTCATCGTTGATGCAATACCGATTGCATTAAACATATTTTCAAACAACTGACGAACAACTGTATTGACACTAACTGAATCACCAACACCACGCTTGATAGCTGCACCTGATGTATAAAAAGATACGCCATTCACAATCACACGATATTTCATAACAAATCCTTATTTAAAAACTATCAAAGCCAGCAAGATGCTGTTGAAGAAGAAACCGACTGCATTTGATACGATATACAGCGTATCTTTTTGCACGATTGCTCTAAACAAGAACAACATCAAACCAGACCAAACAAGAATCACCATGCTTACTGGTGGAACATTGTTTGAATAACCTAAAATCACTCCAAGAGTCGTTGGGAGAGTAGCACCATGAATCAGTACCATTCCTAACCAACCACTAAGAGCACCAAACTTTTTAATCGTATTTTCATTTTTCATACACCTATTATACAGTATATTGCATTTAAAGACAAGCACTTTCTGCAAATAAAAAACCCCTGTATCTACAGGGGTCTAGGAGGGCTAATAACCTTACAAGTCGTAGGGTTATCGGTTCCAGTACTTGGAATAGTCTACTTTGTTCCAATATGCATCGTTATTTCTGTTCCAAAAGTTCTTTATTAGATACCATGCCATACCGAAATATCCCATTATCTGGAATCTTCTGCTATCCTGTCCAAAATAGTGATTCACCAATTTGAATTTCTTAACATCGTATCGTTTAGATAAGAAGAAATCTTCGCTGGTTCCATACTTTGCAGCAAAGCCACCCAACTCTTCAAATCTATCTCTGCGAGTTAGCATAAAAGCACCAACAGCAAATGGAACTTTATATTGCATAATTCTGTTGATACAGTTAAACATCATAAACCCAATTTGTGCACGAAAGTCATCGTCATAACACTTTGCATATAATCCAACAAGATCTAAGTTATTAGTTTCTAATTGATCAACTGCATCACGAATAACTTTGTTGTTAAAGAAACGAACATCGGCATCAATGAATAGAATATATGGAGTTGTTACTAGTTTTGCTCCATTGTTCTTAGCAATAGAAACTGGACCACCTTCAATGACTTCAACATTCAGGCTACCTTTCATCATTTTAATGACTTCTCGTGTATTGTCTGTAGAACAATCAGCGATAATAATTCTGGTATTACCTATTTCTTGCTGGCGCAGGTGCATTAACAAATGTGCGATATAGGTTTCCTCGTTCTTACAAGGAACAACTATTGTTATTTTATTCTGTAATGACATTATCACTTTCTTGTGTCCATGTTACTATTTCCCAACGACCATCGTGGTGTTCAACCAGAGCAGTGCATGATTCGACCCAGTCACCATCGTTCATATAGGTTACACCATCTATCTCTTTAATTTCTGCATGATGTATGTGTCCACAGATGACACCATCAAAGCCACGCTTCTTGCAGTAACCTGCTAGATTCTTTTCAAACTGAAACATAAAATCAGACGCTTTCTTGACTCTATGCTTTAAGTATTTAGATAGTGACCAGTATCCAAACCCAAGTTTATGGCGAATCCAATTAAAACGAGAGTTCCAATCAAGAACTAGATCGTATAGTTTGTCGCCAAGAAATGCGAGCCAAGGAGCAAGACGAGTAATACCATCAAATAAATCACCATGAGTAATAAGATATCTTTTTCCATCTACACCAACATGCTCTGTTTGATTTTTTATTTCAATCAGACCGAAAGAAAATCCGTAGGGGATCATCGGTCTTAAGAATTCATCATGATTACCTGCAACATATATCACTCTAGTTCCACGCTTGGCATGACCAAGTATTCTGCGGGCAACATTAGTGTGGCTCTGTTTCCATCGCCACTTGTTCTGTTGGATTTTCCAAGCATCAATTATATCACCCACGAGATATAGAGTCTCGCAGGTGTTATGTTTTAAAAAGTTATTTAATTTATTTGCTTGACAATCACGAGTACCTAAATGAACATCACTTATAAAAATGGTACGATATTTCATTCTTTCTTAGCAAACTTTTCAGATGCTGTGAAACCTAGTCCTGCTATTACAAGATATATCATTGATTCGAATAAAGCAGGTGTCACTTTATATCCATGGATATCAGCAACGAACCCATAAGCACACAATATAAATGCCAATAGTGTTATTACTCGTTTGCTACTAACAGTTCTATTGACACCATCAGATAACATACTGTTTAACCAGTTCATAATTAGTCGTTTCTGCTATTTCTGAAAGTTGGATCACCAGCTTCATACACTGGCATTGTAGTTGCGTTTGCTAGTGGCGATACTGCTGGAGCCATACCCATACCCATTCCCATCGCTGGTCTACCCATTGTAGATGGACTAGGTGTTGATGGTGTAGGTGCAGGTGGTTTGTTCCAGCCTGAATTAGCTGCTTGTAATGCAGCTTTCTGTGCATCTTTATCACTACCTGCCAACATGATACCAGATAGAGTACCAGTCAAGAATGTGGCAATTGGTACAATCAATTCAAAGAATTTCTGGTCAATCGGAGAAATAGCATTGAGTGGTTGTGTCACAAAAATTAGTGAGTACAACACTACGAATACGATTCCAACTAAGGTGAATGATAAACAGACACCAATAAAAAACTTGAGACGAGCCATTAACTGCTCTTCTGTATACATAAAATTATCCATTACTTGCATTCCTTCACTGGTAAAGATTGTTGTAGTTGCTGTTGTGCCAATACATTCTGGGCTTCTGGAGGTGGTCCAAGTCTTGGATCTCTTTGTCCCTTGAATACATGTTCTACGCATGTTCTAGTCACATCGCATAGTGGCTTCTGACACATTGGTTTTTCCCAATTTCCTGGATCTTGGCAAGGATATCTAAAAGATTCCTGACTAAAAACCGCAAAACCGATTGGAACAAGCAATAAAATGCCCAAAGCACTGAATAGGTATTTATCTCTCATGTTGATCCTTTGTTATAATAATTATCTCAACGAATTTATTTAGCCAGTGGATTATCTAACGCTTTTTGAATCTTACTGTCTATCTCTTTACGAATAGCACGCATATCTTGATCGACTTCACGATTGAGTTGTTTACCATCTCGCTCGACCTGCTCCACTACTTTCTCTAATCTACGAACATCTTGCTTTAAGTCGTTCTTAATATCTTGAGTATACTGCACAGCCTTCTCAGAGTTTTGCATAGTAATTTCCATCTTCTTGTTCAACTCTGATAGATCAGGAGAAACATACTCTGCAATCTTTTTCTTCATACCCTGATAGTCTTTATAGACTTCGAATGTTCCGTAGAGACCACCAAGAACAGATGATACAATTGTAGCTGCAACCATTAGTTTGGCTGGAGTGAACTCATAGCCACCAATAGAGATTACAGTATCTTTGCTGGCATACTTCTTAGCAGCATCTTCTAACTCATCGACTTTTTTATTTAAATCTACTTTTTCTGACATACTATTCCTTATTGTGATAGAGGATTGTCCAATGCTTTTTTAATCTTCATATCAACTTCACTTCTCAACGCACGGATTTCCGCTGTTGTTTCTTTTTGGTTTTTAATTAGCTCTTGTGTTACTTCTTTCACGCTCTGATCACTATATCTACGAACTTCTTTTAATGTAGTGTCAGATTCTTTTTTAATTTCTTTGATTGCTTGATCAGTATCTCTCTGACTAGACTTTGTAGATCTTTCCATGTTTTCAACGACAGACTCAACTCTACGAACATCTTGCTTTAAATCGTTTTTGATGTTGTTAGTGTACTCAGTCATCTTACTAGTATTTGCATCCAACACTTCCATCTTACTATAAATTTCAGCAAGATCTGGTGTGACATACTCAGCAATTTTCTTTTTCATACTCATGTAATCTTTGTATACTTCAAAAGTACCATAAAGACCACCTAGTAATGACGACACTAATGTAAATGCCACCATTAACTTAGCAGGGGTGAATTCATATCCACCAATACTAATTACTGTATCTTTGCTGGCATATTTTTTTACAGCAGCTTCGGCTTCGTCAATCTTTGCATTGACATCTTTAATTTCTTCTGGCATGGTATTTCCTTTTATTTTCCGTAGGTTCCGTATTGTGATTCCACCAGTTCATTGTGTAGTTTATCAGTGCCACCAAACATTCTTAAAGCACTGCGGTTGTCAATAGTTTTTTGATTTCCATAAACTTGGTATGGTTTATAGAATTGTTGTTGAACAATTATTTGCTTACTATAAGCATCAAATCCAGGAGTAAATCCCATTGCTTGAATTACTACATTCTGAACAGCTTTCTGTGCTTCTAAATCAGATGCTTTGCCCATCTCACCAGCAAGATTTTTACCCTTTTCTACTGCTTCTGCTTTTGCTGCAGCTTCTCTTCGTTCTTGAAGTGCTTGACGAGCAGTTGGTGCTGCTGGCTTATCAGATGACGCTGTAGAAGAACCAGTATTTTGTGACGGAGAATTGCCTCCAGTGCCTTTCGGAGCATCATCTTTTTTATCCTCTTGTTTGTTTCCACCTCTTGGTTCAGGTTTATCTCCACCCTTTGGTTCGTTCTGAGCCATTTGTTGTTGTGGAGGTGGTGGAGGTGGTGCTAACTGAACTGCTCCAGCAGGTGCGGTAGAAGAATTTGCACTCGGTGGTGGAGGAGCAATTGCTTTGTCCACATTACTATCACCTGTTTTTGAAACACCAACAGCAACTGCACCATCAGAACCAACTGTAGCTGAAGCAGTTGTTGTAGAAACAGGTTGATTGGCAGGATCGTTTCGTGCCACTGTACCTGCAGTTGCTACTATTGATGCTGTGCCTTGTTGTTCCAGTACCATTTTAGTCGCATAAGCAGTTGAATAATTTGGGCAGGTTCTATCATATAATCCATCTAGTGAACATTGTTGTGCTTTATATGCCTCAGCGTATCCAGAACATGTTGTAGAATAAAGAGGATTTATTGAGCATTGATATGTTAGAAAAGCAGAAGCATAACCTGGACACGAAGGGTTTGATAATGGAATTGCAGTGCACTGTTGCATAAATATTGCTTCAGCGTATCCTGGACATGCAGGATTATATGTTGGATTAGCAGCACACATCTGAGCCTGATACGCTGCTTGATAACCTGAGCAAGATGTTGATGATAGTGGATTTACTACGCATGGGTCTGGTGTATATTTCCAGCTACTAAACTTATTAAAAACAGCACCAGTACCATTTACTTGATCTACCATGGCAAATCCGCCCATGTCGCCTAATGATAATGAGTTATTAAAAATATGAGAGTAATTAGTTGAACCAGATGAATTCTGCTCTGAGTGAATATATGCATTAGAATATAAAATACTATGGTCACTCTTTGTTACTGCAACACCAACAGCAAGAGATGAGTCATCCCATACTGAACAACCTAGTGTGCCATCTGCATTTGTTCCAGCAACTGAACACCATCTACCACCTAGAACATAATCATAACCATAATTCAAACCATGGATTTTTAATCCAGCACCAACTAAATCTAATGCTTGATTGATAGCATAACTTTCTGCATACATTCTTCTGCTAGTGAGTATATCATTAAACCCTGCGCACGATGGAGAAAATGCTGGATTACTCATACATGGATCAGTTGTATAGTTTAGAGTTAGAGATGGTTGTCTAACTTGTGGTCCATAATAACCTGCCCAGAAACGAGCATCTTTACCAGTAAATGATAATGTAATTTGATCTGCAGCGAGTAAATCTTGTGGATTATTAAATGTTTGAGTACCAGTCTTTGTCTCAAATCCTTGTGTTGGTGTACTATAATTGTAGGTATAAGACTGAAGAGCATTACCACCTCTTAACATTTCGACTTTACCAGTTAGCGTTCCAATATTGTCACCAGAGTTATTAATCATCCATGAATAATTATACCCATTGATTTTAATACCAGAGTTTGACAAGTCTAATGCATGTTGAATGGCAAATGCTTCAGCATTGATTCTTTGTGTCGCTGTTGCATTTGTGTATCCAAAGATTAGCGTATTGGTTGCTGGATTATATGCTGGTCCATTACCACCACCAGAAAATCCACCTGCTTGCCCAACAACAGAACCACTCCATGCACCAACTGATGGTGTTAGGATATTTTCAGATGTTATTGAAGTTTGTGCTTGAGCATGACAATGACCAAGTAGAATTGCCAGTACAAAAACAACAAGAACCATGACTAACCTCATGAGTTAGTCCTTACTTTTAATCTTCTGTGGTTGGCGATCTGGGGCAGTTTCCCAAATTGTTTTAGCAGATTCACCGATTTTACCATCTACTGGACATGGTGTACCAGCATTCATCATCGCTGAGAATACTCGTTCATCTTGACACATAATGGCAACTGCTGCAACTTTCATGCCCATATCGTAGATACCACGAGCAAGTTTAAGTCTTTCGCAGTTTTTATCTACCATGGTAGAACCAAAGCTGATACCAAGAATTTGAGTTTGTGCTGCGCCAGATACACCTACTGCGCATACATCTGAATTAATAACCGTAATGGCTGGAGCCACTGCAGTTGGAGGAGGGGATTTTACTGTTGTTGTGCTATTTGAAGTAGAATCTGTTGTGCTTCTACTAGTCGAGTCAGTCACGATGGGATCAGCCATCGCAGAAGATGTAGCCATGACAAAAAGCACCGCTGTAGCGATCTTTTTAATCATTTTTAAAACCTTTAGTTATTGTAATTATGCGGAGTTACATCAAGAAGTACTACTCACATCTAAGTTTATTTAGGAACTAAGTGTTATTTCTTTTGTAATTCATCAACTTCTTTTTCGATAGTTTTTACACTAGGTGATGAAAACACACTCTGGACTCTATTCAAGAATGATTGTGCTTTCGGGGGTTTTTGTCCTGTTTCTTCCATATGACGACCAAGTTGTTTACGATTGTATAACTGTGGTTCCCAATCTTTAGTGGGTTCATCTACTTGGATTTCTGGGAGTTCAGACTCAAGTAATTCATTCACTTCTTTTTTGATTTCTTCTGGAACAACAGTTGTTTCTAGTGGTTCTTTGGAAAGATGTTCTGTAATATTATCAAATACAGGAGTTGTGCTTGGTTCGTCAACTTTTATTTCGTCATTAAGTCTTATTTCTTTTGTTTCTGGAAAATCTTCAACAGGTGGTTTCTGAAAGAAGTCATTCCACTTTCTTCCACCAGTATGTTTAAGATTCCAGTTTGCTGCGATTAACAGAAGAACTGCTAATGGATCAAATACAATAACAATAAGAATGGTGACGATACGAACTGCTTTCTCAAGCATATTCGTATCGTTTGAACTTTCGTCACCATATATCAATGCAGCAATGTACTTTATTGGTCCAACTTCTGCTTCGACTTTGCGGACTTCGCTGGCGATTGGCGCACGCTCTTCGTTGTACTTGGCGATCTTGGCTTGCGCTGCACCGATTTCGTTGAAGATTCTGGCTCTGTCTTTTTGCTGTCCTCTACGGATGGCAATGGCTCTGTCTGTTCCACTGGCTTCGGTAGTTCTTGCGATGGTTTGATCAACTTGAGCATCGAGTTGAGTAAGTTCTTTACGACTTGCATTGATATTTTCCTTTTCTGTTTTAATCTTCTCATCAAGTAACGCTAACTTAGACTGAACATCTCCCGAAGGAATTGCTTGATCCAAGTGTGCTTTTGATAAGAATCCAAAAATGCCCATCGATGTCAACATCATTAATACAACTAGGGCAACTACAAAATATGACTTCATCAATTTTGGAATTTCTTTCCAATTTCGATAGAGCCAAGATGCAACTACGAGTTTCGATGCCTCAAGCAACGAACCCATAAGAGCAATTGGTACTACAGCTGCAGCAAAAATTGCGACAAGACCCATCACAGCATAGTATGCTGCTAGAGCGGATAATGATAATGCAACTGCAAAAAGTAAATATGTCATAGTTTGTTTTTAATATGAGAGCCATGGACTCGGACAGAAATCTGCCCATTATAGTAGTCGTCTGACTCCAACACCTTTCTCGCAAACTGTTCTCGTGCTTCTATGTAAGAACACTCAGCTTTTGATTTACAAAAGAAAAGAATCTCACGAACAAAGTTGTCTTTGCCGAGAGACTCCACATCTTTATTTAGTTCTATACTCGAACCATAGTACTCTAGCCAATCAGAGTCTATTTTGCTACGAATCTTTTTACGCTTCTTAGTTCCGTTTTTCAACTTAACCATTTTGTATGTAGTTTTGGAAAACTTGGATAATTTCTTACCAACATACATACGATTGCTGGCTTTGTTCGTAATTAAATAAACAAAGCCAACACAATCATCAGGTAGTTCTTCAATAAGTTCGTTATTATAAAGCCACATTAGAATAAAAAGTAATCATAGGACTACTATTTATTCTTCCTCTTCGTAATCATCTTCTTCGTAAATATCGGCAGAGCAAACAGGGCAGTATACAATATCCTCTAGTCGTTCTTCTGACTTGAGAATAATCTTACCTCTCGCCTGACATTCATTACACTCAAAAATCTTAGTTGTCATTTTTGACCCTTGCTAATTTTAATTTCTCTAATATCTTAAACCACATCCAACCAATATCAAACTCAAACCATCGTCTGCTTAACTTAGGATTTGCTGGTTCAGCGTGATGGTTATTGTGTAGTTCTTCACCACCAATAATGATACCAAATATTGATATGTTCTTTGAACGATCTTTGGTATCAGTGTTTCGATAACCAAACCAATGACCAACACCATTCACAATACCTGCTGCCCAGAAAGGAATCCAAATCATTTGAATACCCCATAGAAGCAGACCAATCCATCCAAACAAAATAATATTGATGGCTAACATAATCATGATACCTGCTCTGCTATGTTTAGAGTAGATATTATTTTCCATCCAATCATCTGGAGTTCCAACTCCATATTGATCAATCATCGCTTTATTTTTACTGGCTTCATGGTAAAGTAAAGCACCACCGAACACCACTCTCCAAATACCATACACATGAGGTGAATGCGGATCACCTTCTTTGTCAGAATTCTGATGATGTTTACGATGAATTGCTACCCACTGTTTAGTTACCATACCAGTCGTTAACCACAACCAAAAACGCATGAAATGTGAGACTGCTGGATGAAATACTAATCCTCTATGCGTCTGTCCTCTATGAAGATATAGAGTGACGCACACAATGGTAATGTGCGTCATAATCAACAGATAGAATAACTCTATCACGCTGCTTTACCCCATACATCACCCCATGTACCAGACAATGCGCCTTTAGCGTAGTCAGTGACACGATTCTCAAAGAAGTTACCGTGTACTGGTGCGTTGATCATTTCTTCAACCCATGGCAGTGGATTCTTTTTAACTTTAAAGATACCTTTCATACCAAGAGAGATTAGACGACGATCTGCAATGTAACGAATATATTTCTTAACATCTTCTGCAGATAGTTCACGCATGTCTGCACCTTTATAGCAAAGATCAATAAACTTATCTTCTAACTCTACCATTTTTTCAGCGATAGTGTAGATTTTACCTTTAAGTTCATCATTCCAAATCTCAGGATTCTCTTTGATATACTCACGGAACAACTTAATCATTGACTCAGCATGGATTGTTTCATCAGCAATAGACCAAGTAACAATTTGACCCATACCTTTCATCATGCCGTGACGAGGAAAATTAAGCAACATGATAAAAGAACTAAACAACTGCATGCCTTCAGTAAAGGCACTGAAAACAGCAATATGCTCAGCAGTACTAGCGATAGTACCATTGCGACTAGAAATATCAAGTACATAGTCATGTTTATCTTTCATCTCTTGGTATTCAAGAAACTCATTGTATGTAGATTCTGGCATTCCAAGAGTTTCAATTAAGTGAGAGTATGCAGCGATGTGTAATGCTTCTCTTGCAGCAAAACCCATCAACATCATACGAATCTCAGGTTGTGGAAAGTATGGAAGATAGTTATTAACATAACCACCAGCCACATCGATATCACCCTGTGTAAAGAATCTAAAGATGTTCGTGAGGAATAGTTTTTCTTCGACTGTAAGTTTCTTTTTCCAGTCTTTAACATCTTCTGCCATTGGTACTTCTGAGTGCAACCAATGTGCTTGTTCATGTTTTAACCAAGCATCATATGCCCATGGATAGTTGAATGGTTTAAAGGAATCTCTTGTATCCGTTAATCTTGTTTTTGTTTTAGTTATCATTGTTTTCCTCGTACATTACTGTGTTAGTTTCACCCAGTGCCCACTTTGAGTCTGTTTCTACAGACCATCTTTTCATGGCAACTTTAAAGTCTGGATGTTTTAATTGTTTTGGATTACTGCTT